ATACGGCAAATGATCCACCAAGTATTCTTGTTCCATGTTCAGTATCTAGTAAACCTTTTTTAACATTTTTTTGACTTTTAGACAACCTTTGCATTTCGGTTCGGACTTTTCTAATAGCAACTTTATTACCCTGCAAGGCTCTAGTCAAGACTCCAGTTTCTAAAGACAGACCTTTAAAGGATTTTATTCCATTCTTTTTTAACTCTGAATATAATTTTCTATTATTTTCCCTGAGAGCTTCTGTGTTCTTTTTTTGCTTTTGCCCTTCACCCCTTAAGTTAGCCTGAGCTTTAATAAGCTCTTTAGTGGATTTGTCTAAGTCATTAATAGCTTTAATAACTTTATCATCACCAGTAGCACTAAATTTAATTTCTATTGTGTTATTATCTGCCATCTTTCATTACCTTTGCTTTTTGTCTCTCTATTAAATTATTTAATAAAAAACTCTTTTCAACCCACTTTTTAGGCTGTTCTCCATAAGAGCCATTATATGCAGGCACATTAAAATTTCTTACATACATAAATCTTGATATATCTTGTTGTGCTTTTTGATCCATAATTACATTACTACAAGCAAAAAAGGGTAGCTGTGCCATTACCGAACTTGCGATATTGAAACTACTACCCTTTTTATTCTCTTCTTTTGTTTCTGCTATTATTAAGTCAATAACTCCCCATACATCATCTTTTGATGTAAAGGTTCTTGTTTCATATTTTCCCTCGATTAAGACAGGAATTTGAGCCTTATAGGGGTATGTGTGATACATACATCCCTCACATTGTTTCTCAATTAGGAAGTTACTTTCTAATGTAAGGGATTCTACTCCCCCAAGCGTTGAAACTCTTGAACTGCTAAAGACAACTCATTCTTTTCATCATCACTAAGTGCTTTGATAAAATCATCATCAGCACCTTTAACACCTTTGCGAATCCAAGCTGTTCTTGCTTTTGCTAAGTTAGTAATAGCTACAATTTCATTACCTTCATATCTCATTTGAGGTAAATCATTACAGAAATCAATATCGTCTACTGACATCTCTTTAAGTTCTGCTTCTACTCCAGATTTAAGTTTCATTATGAACTCACATCAAAAGTAATTAAAGCATCAGTTCCATCATCAACAGATTTCATTGCAACATTAAGCATCATTATATCACCTTCATTTAATGAAACATCTGTTAAAACTGCATTATCAATTAATACTCCATAAGCATTATTGTTAGTAATTACTAAAGAATTACCAGCTAATGCTGATGTTTGAGTATCAAAAGTGTTAATTAATCCTTTTGTATTTGCATCGTATTTTACAGTAGATTCAGCAGTCACTGCAATTTCAGCACCTCTTGATACTACTTGATAGCCAGTAGAACTAAATCCAGTAAATACTGCTGGGTTCTCTATTGTAGTAGAAAAAGATTGCATAATAGAGTCTGTACCAAACACTTTAATTCCACTTGCAGAGCTTAAAAATACATCTGTTGTATTTGCATAAGGGGTAATAGTCGGTTCAGCCGTAGATGCTAAATCTGGAACTTTACCAGTTTGTAGAGTGGCAGAAAACTTATACCTTCCACCTTCTGTGGTTGCATCAGCAGATAAAGTAAAACTAGTTACGACACACCCAAAAAACTCCATACCTTGTTGATTTGTAACATCTGATGGTTGCATTACAAGAGTTAATGAAGAAGCTACATTAGTTAGACTTGCTCCATATATTTGACTAGCTGGTGTAAATCCAGTAGCTACTGATATGTCTGTACTAACATCATTACATATATTTTGTAATAATAATTTATGACCAGCATCTAAGTGCATTGTACCTGAAAGAGAAATTTCAGCTACTCTCATTTTATTATCTTGAAAGAAATCTTCGTCTTTAAATGTCCTGCCTACTCCACTCCTAATATCAACAACTTGATTAGGGTTTAATGAGGGCATACCTATTGAATCAACATCTAATTGAAGCATTGTTGTTCCAATTCCAGTATCTCCTGCACTTGAAGCATCGGATACTAATGCTACCTTCCATTCTTTTGGTGAGAATGCTTGTTCTGCTATTGCCATTACTTATCTCCTTTTTTGGATTTAGAGACATTTACTAAATGCTCTATATTATTTAAATTGCTTACTTCTATTGATTTTCCATTATGTAGATTTTCCCAATCTTCAAATGAACAACCACATTCTTTCCAACAATTCGGCAAGATTGTATTTTTATCTTTTAGTTTAATCTTCATATCTCTCCTTTATTACTTTAAGATATATTTCCCATATAAGAGCATTTAAATTCCCATCTAATAACATTAAGTCCCTCTATAGCAGATTCGGCTTCTTGTTTTTCATTAATTCTAGCCGTATCGAATCTCCCATTATGAAAGGTGTTATTTTGATTGTTAAAAAATAATGCTTCTATATGCGATACTTGTCTTAGAATATGTTCCCAAGTATCTTTTTTAACCATTTTCTCTTTAAATGTATACGAAACATCAAGGATATATTCTCTTGTTTCTGCTGTAGCATTGTATTCAATTAAATCTGATCCTACTGGGTTAAGCCTAATAGATTGACTACCCATATCTTTAAAATCTCCTGTGTAGACTGGAATACTTCCTGCAAACTCTGCATTTAAGAAAGTACGAATTGTGTCTAAAATCTTTGTTTCCCAAATATTGACAAATGTTATAGGCATTATCTACGAGACATCCTTATAGAATATGGCATCCCTGCATCTAATGCAGATTCATTCTTACCAAAAAACTCTATTTCCCATTTATCATTAATGGTTGCTGTATCTGCTGTATCTCCTGCAAAACGAATATCAACTCCACTAGCTAATGTTTGATACTGCCCATTAACAGTATCTACATAGTCTGCATCTTCGCTATTATTCATTCTTTCAGCACCAAGGTTATCTCCATCTTTTAACCATACAGAGTATTTAGCAGTTCCTAAAGCTCCTGCTGTTGTAATCTTAACTCCAATACGATCATAAATATCATGGTATTCTCCTCTTGTGTCTACAATACGGATACTTCCACTTACAGATACTTCTCTGATTACTCCTTTAGCTGAATCACCAGTTACTTGCCAAGATAGTTTCGTACTTCCTTCATTCAACGATAGTATGTTCTTTTCTGATTCTTCAAATAAAGCATCTGCTATTTCAGATGTGGGTTGAGATGCACGAATTAAAAAACTACAAGCTAATAAAGCTGTAGTCCTAACTATAATGTAGTCGTAATTACCATCTTGGTCTTTGAATTGTTCTCTAGGCAGTTTGCCATCTAATCTTGAATCTAAATACTTTCCAGCATTAGAGATATAACGAGTTCTTGTAGAATCCCAATCATCTCCAGATTCCATTAACATATCATTAGGGTTGGTAGCACTATTATTGTAATAAACTACATCATTGGTATCATCGTAGAACCATTCACCATTAGCATCGACATCAGTATATGCAGATTGAGCATTGCCTAGATTCTCACCATTGGCGAATAACTGAGTAACTAAACCTACATTGTGTGCTTTGTATCTATTACTAGAGTCTACTACCCATCCATATATAGGAGTCTTTGTATCAAACTCATCTATAGAAGGGTATATATCTTTTAAATCTCTGTTTGTGCAGTACGCCATAACTCTCCTAATTTATAACTTAAACCTTTTTTATACAATAGTTATTATTGTCTAATCCAATATTTCTATGTGAACTAAGTCCATAAATGTTTGGTCTTTAGTTTCTCCATCACTATCCCAATCTCCACCCCATCGAATCTTTAAATTTAGTTGTTTAGCAATCCCTCTAACCATGCCACCCATGTAATAGAATCTATTACTTTCTTTCCAGTTAATTGGGTAAGGAGCTAAATCTACTGCTTTACCTAGCTGATGATTACTCTTTTTATTGATACCATCAAGCTTACTCTTTCCATCTTTAAAATATTTGTTTTGAGTTTCGGCTGACCTAACTCCTTCAATAATCGTAACATCCATGACTTTGATTAATTCATTTAGTACATTGACTAACCTTGAATCTACACCTTTCAATCTTGCACGACTTCTTTTCCCAAACTTATACATTACTTCTTCTTCTTGCCCTTAATTACTTTTCTCTTCTTCTTTGATTTTGGCTTACCAAAGCCATATCCTTTTCCTTTTGGCATTATGCTCTCCTTACTTTCTTTGCTGTTTTTTTAGTGTATTTTGCTCTCTGCTTACCTTTAGCAGTAGCCTTTCTTTTCTTCTTATTCGTATACGCTTTTTGACTAGGGGTAAGTTTTTTTCTCACCTTCTCTGGTAAATATCTACCTCGTTTCCTTCTTGGTTTCTTAGCATCTCCTTTGGTTACATAACCCCATTTCTGCTTAGTCCACTTAGATAAAGAGTTCTTTGTAGACTTCCTGCCTTTATAACCTCCTCCAGCTTTTTTGTACCTTGCTGTGGCTATTTGGGCTTTACGAGCAGACCATTGACCTCTTCTACCACCTTTACTGCCAGATTTAACAGAAGAGACAATTCTTTTCCATAACGCTGGTTTTGTTTTTGTAGCAGTTTTAGCCATTACCACTTAACCTTATTTGCCCAATAACTTCCTGAGAGTTTGCCTCTAGCTATATTCTTACGATGCCTTGCCTTAAAACTCTTCCTCTTTGCTTTCATTCTAGCAGACTCACCCTTCTTAGGTTTACCTGCTGTCTTTGCTCCCTGCTGTCCAAATCTAATTAGCTTGGTTTTACCCCCAGATCGTGCAAGTACAACATGAGACTTCTTTGGATGGCTAGGGGTACGCTTCGGTTTATTGTACCCCTTTAGTCCAAACCTTGATAATCTTGGGTCTTTTTTCTTAGGCACTATTTGCCTTTGAAGTATCCACCCATTACATCAGTAACAACATCCATTACTTTTTCAAATAATATTTGCTCTTTATCTTCTGATACAAAAGGAATATTTATTTTTTCATTTAGTTTAGTTGCTAACATAGATGCAAAATCATCTGATTCAATATGATTCATTGCATCCTCTTTCATCTTCTCTGCTTGTGCTTCTGCAAGATCAAGCATCATTTTCTTAAAGTCCATTACGACTCCTTTGTCTTTTTGATTTTATAATATAAGTAAATAATATTCATTACAGCAATTACAATACCTAATATGTATGGCAGTAAATCCATAAATACAATAGCCATGCTACCGAAACTCCCTGTTGATACTTTTAAACTATCCACGACCACTCCCATTTATTCTACCAGATAGGTAGCTAATTTTATCACTCATGTCATTTACTTCTTTTAATAAATCTTCATTACGCCTATCCCTTGTATCGTCTGATTTATTCCATCTATCAACAAGTTTTATTAGGATGCTTTCCATATTTTGCAAAGTCTCTGACTGACCTTTGTTTTCTATCTTTAGGCTTTCTAGCGTTTCCTGCTGTTTTGTTGATTTCTGTGATAGCGATATTACTAGATAGACAAACATAACTCCCACAATGCCTATCATTCCTGCTTCTGCATAGACTGCCATAAAGTCCATTATTTCTTCCTCCTCTTACCCCAGCTTAAAGGATTAATATTCTTTTCGTACCAAGCTACTTTTTCTGCAAGCTCTTCTCTCTCAGTCCTTTCTTCCACGATGTGTTTATCAAGTAAATCCCCAATGCGTTCATCTGCATTAGCAAAGTTTGTTTCAAGTGTTCCCAGTCTAGTCTCAATCCTATAGTAACCATAGACGAGAGTGCCAACAAGAACAAGAATTTGCCCAAACCACTTAAGGTTAATACTGACAACAGCATTGTCATCCACAATCCCACCTCGATAACTCCTAGCTGTTTTGACATCTTCACTCATGTTCCTTAACAGATTCCCATTGATTATGTGTAAAACACCAATTATCTGAATTAATTCTCACCCTATCTGCATAGAAATGAGATGTAGAATCTTGATCCACAACTTCTAAAAATGTATACATAGAATCTTCTGGACTCAATTCAAAACTACCAACTGACCAACCACTTGTGCAACTACTCAGCATAAGAATAGATGACAGTAACATTATAACTCGTACTAACAACTTCAAAGTCTCCATTTTTTAATTTTTTAATTACTTTATTCATATTACCATCCATAGTGCCATAGCAGTTTCTACAATAAGATCAGATGCCGTATTGTACGCCCATCTCTTCTTAGTTCCATAGGTTTCATGTGTTCCTTCGATATAAACTTCAAATATCTCCCATAAAACACCAATGATAAATACTCCCATTACACACCAAAAAGCACTCCAATCCATCCATTGAAATATCTTGCAGAAAAAAGCTCCTGCTCCAATATGATAGGCAGTCCAACCATCTAGCTGTCCTGTTTTTAATTGCCACGATACTAATTTAGTCAAAGGATTTTTCATCTATCTGTCACCTTATTGTTTAATAGTTTATGGTTTACAATGTCAATACGCCCATGACCATCTGAATGTCTTTTAGCACATTCATCTATATAAGCATCTTCAATAGTTTTGAACGAATCACTTTTCTTTACTATAACTCCATCTACACAGAGGAAATAATCTTTAGAGTTAGGATAAGTAATAGATGTTATCGTTCCATCTGCTTTCTTAATAGATTTGATCATGTTAGGTTTAGTATTCTTATGAATAACTACATCGTGATCATAGGCACATTGACGAACAATCATTACTCTACTTCAGCCTCTACGACTTCATCGTTAAGTGATTGCCTAAGCATATTGATAAACGCTTCTTTACCTACAGATAATTGATCAGCTATAAACTGATTGCTATTCTGCTTGTTTTGAATGTCGTTAATATGATTCACCATCATCTTTTGCTCATCAGTCATATCCTCAATGATATACTCTTTATCATCTAAGTTCAAGACTGGCTTCTTTTCTTTTTTTGCCATTATTGACTCCTTGTTTGTTATTTAGATTCTAATTCTTTTACTTTCGCTTCAAGAGTTTCTATTCTATTTAGAGCTTCTTGCAAAGCAACTATACCTTTCATCTGGAGTATTGAATACTTTACAGACTTTGTTGTTGTTCCTAAATCTTTACCATCTACATCTCTATCAATAGCTTCTGAAATAAGACTAGGCGATACTTTTTCTAACTCTTGTGCAACAACTCCCAGTTTAAAGCCATCTTCAACCATATCTTTAAACTTAAACTTCCTAAACCTTACTGCCTTAATATCATCCCATTGAGAATTAGCATCTTCAATGTCCTGTTTTAGTTTTTCATCAGATATTGCACCATAAGAATTGTTTGTATTTAATAAATTTCCACCATCTGTAATAACACATTTTGGAGTCCCAGCATTTGTAAAGTTTGCTAAATTATAAGTGTTATTTGTAGTAGTCCTATCACCTTGAATAGTTAGAATACTCGAACTATAATCGCTACTATTTTCAGTTCTTATAAAAGCAACAGGTGCATTTACACCACTTGCTTGAACTACCTCTATTTCACCAGAAAGCATTGTAGCGCTTTTATCTTGAGCCATATAAACAGCAGTTACATCTGCATTACCAAGAGTTACTGAATTATCTGCTACACCAGTTGCAGAAGCACCTATAACAGTTTGATTAGATGCACTATTCGCACTACCTCTTGCCTCTTTACCAATCATGGTATTATTAGAGCCTGTAGTAATATCGTTTGTGCCTTGATTTCCAGCTCTACTTCCCACAAAAGTATTAGCTATCCCAGTTGAGACATCCATTCCAGCTTCAAAACCTATTGCAGTTGTTTCTCCATTTCCAGCAGAAGTATTTAGAGTAGTTAAAGCCTTGTATCCAATCGCTGTATTTCTTGAACCATCATTTTCAGTTTTCAAACTTTCAAAACCTACTGCCGTATTACCAACACCTGAAGTCAAGTATCTTAGTGCCTCATATCCAATAGCTACTAAACCTACTTGAGCATTAGTTCCTATGTCATTTAATGTATAATTACCTACTGCAACATTTTTTGATGTGCTATCATTGTTAGCGTCTGCCATAGAACCAATACCAATAATTGTATTTCCAGCTTCAGCACCATTCATTAGCTTACCAGCTGAGTGACCTATGCCTATATTTTCACCACCAGATGTAAGGTCAAATAAAGTTTGAAAGCCAACTGCTACATTATTACTTCCAGTCACATCTACTAAACATTGACCACCTACTGCTGTATTACTACCACCAGCATTTCCAAGTCCCATAGTAAATGCACCAATAGCTGTGTTAGAACCACCATCATCTGTTGCTTTTAATGCACCAGAGCCAAGTGCTGTATTTTGAATACCTGTGGTGATAGCCAAACCAGCTTGATAACCAACTGCAGTATTTGCAACCTCACCAGACGTTCCTGTTTGAGCTTTTAATGCTTGATGTCCAATAGCGGTACTCTGATTTCCGTTAGTATTTACATTAAGAGATTCATATCCAACTGCTACGTTACCAGCACCTGAAGTCAAGGCATTTAATGCACCATACCCAACTGCTACAGTACCTATGGCATCTGCCGTTGCATTTCCTCTCATAGTTGCCGTACCTATTGCAGTTACTCTTTGTGCGTTTGTTGAGCCATCTAAAGAATTAATACCAATCGCAACATTATAATCTCCAGTTGTTACTGCGTGACCAGCATTTTCTCCAAAAAGACTATTATAATTTCCACCACTATCTAAGTCATCACCAGCCAATTTTCCAAAGACTGTATTAGATGTACCACTATCATTATTACTTAGTGAGATTCGGGAGTTTTCATCAATTATCATCCTAGTACCACCATCACCAGTCCTAAGTGTTATTTTAGCACCACTATCATTACCAGTTTGTATATCAACTATTCCACCATTAGAGTGTTCATTGCCATATACGGCAATATATGCACCTCGTGTTCTACTTAAACCGCCCCCACTTGAATCAATAGTTATAGAAGCATTATCACTTCCATCACTTGTAGAGGTTTTTAATAAATTACTAGTTCCTGAATAAACAATATCACCAGCAAATGTAGAATTACCTGAATTATCAATCAGTAAGGCATCAATAAAGCTAGTATTAATAACACCAGTACCTGAACCCACAACTTGAAATTTATGAGTTCCATCTTTCTGTGTGTACATCGAAGCTTGGTCTTCAGATACATAAGCAGTATTACCTGAACTATTTAAGTACGAGTTTTGACCGATTCGTAATGCTCCACTTGCTCCAGTTGCAGTATGAGAAGATATAAGGCTATTCCCACCTAAAGTGAGTTGTGTTACTGCTGAATGTGTGGTAATTGGACTTGCTCCTATACCTACGTTACCTGAAGTATCTAGAACGAATCTATCGTTTGTACCTAAAACAGATGATAGACCCGAAATCTTAAACTTATCACTATCTGAATTGTCTACACCAACTGACCATGCACCTATATTATCAATATTAAATCGAATGAATGGGTCGCCAGCACTTGTACCAGCAACATTTGCTACAAAGATAGCATCGTGACCTGAAGTATTAGAAGAACTAACTGCTGATATTATAGTGTCACCACTTTTAGAAACAGTTACATCACCACCAAATGTACCACCGCCAAGAATTTGCAAATTACCAGTTCCGTCAGTTAGTCTTAATACTTCTGTTGTATTAGACTTCATTAAAAAGTCATTATCGGATGCTTGAGATATTAATTGCCATTTATCGGAAGTATTGTCACCTTGGTCTGCGTAAAGTTGCAAGACTGCGTTATTTGCCTCTCCTCCAGTAATTCTAACGACACCAGCTGATGAGTCACCGCCATAGACTTCTAAATTTTCTGATGGAGAATCAGTTCCTATGCCTACGCCAGTATTTGTAATTCTTGCTCTTTCTGCATTTTGAACTATAAAAACAATAGGATTGTTTGGCGTAGAACCAAGAATAACTTCTTCGTTGCCATTAGTACCAATAAAACCTTCTGTTGTAGAGCCATGATTGAAGTTAATATAATTCCAACCCCCGTCAGGATTGTTAATCCTTAAATGCTCATCGTTTGTTGAATAAATTTCCATAGGTGCTGATGGAGTAGTAATACCTATACCTACTCGTGAATTAGTAGTATCAACAATAAAAACATCTCCACCATCGTCATTCTTGCGTACTAATAAGGCTTCTGTATTGGTTACATCAATAGTTGATGTGCCTTGTATAACTTCATCTACACTAAGAGATATTCCACCCTGTACTTCTAAGTCTCCTGTGATTGTAACATCGCCATCCATTTCCCCACCATTACCGAGGTTTTTTATGGCACTTTGTCCCATTGATCCAAACATCTTAAATCTCCACTATTCTAACAGAACCAGTAGTAGTAGATGTGCTGTTATAATTAAAATATATTGTCATCCCCAGTCCTCTAGGAACTGTAAGAAAAAAGTTTGTGTTTGCTGGTATTAGAAGATCATTACTTGCATTTACATTTGTTTCTGATGTTGTAAAGTTGTAGTAAAGTTCTACGGCACTATATACCCCAAGTGTTCCTGTAGAACCAAGCAATGATTTATGCGTTGTGTTTGCAACATCTGCTGAACTTCCTGCTGTTCCTGCTGTTGCTACTGTCCATTGACCACCACTAGTAGTGTTAAGTGCTTCTTGGACTGAATATGTATGTAGGTCTGCCATTTTTTCTTCCTCTCTAAGCTAATGACTAAAGCGTGAACGAGATCGTCTTAGTCTTTATTTCTTTTTCTTTTTCACTTTTTTAACAAGTTTTTTTGCAACTGACTTTACAGTCTTTTTCTTAAATGGAGAATAGTCGTTCTCACTCATTATACGAATATAGCCTTTAGCTTTTAACTCGTCTAATTTTTCAGGATGCCGTTTAAGTAGCTCATCCTCAAGTCTTTCTATTCTTCCATTTTTAAACCAATATTGCATAAAATCTCCAATCTAATGGGGGCAGGAATAAACCTACCCCCAATTAAAACTAGGTTACTAGTCTACGTTAGTAAACTTAACACCTTTCTTATTATCAGAATCATCAATCAATTTAACTCCATATAATAAATCAGATACAACTTTTGTACCTAAAGCATCAACAGAATACTCTGACTGAACCCTTACTTCTTGCTGTGAAGCAAAAACACAAGCTGATTTATGAAAGATTGCACCCGAAATTACAGAACTTGTACCAGCAGTTGAAACTGTATTGCTCATATATACGTCGATTCCATATAATGATCCAACCATTCCCGATCTTAGTCCACGATTTCCTTCACCGACAGCATCATTACGAATGAAATACTGTGCTATACCAGCAGATGGGTTAAGTATATCTGCAAATAAAGTTGGATTAACAACCATAGCACATTCACCATCCATGTAAGGAATGTCTGCTTCACCTAATGTAGCAAGAGCAGATTCAAATACAGATGCAGTTAATGTATCATCAGCAGATAATGCCTGAGAGGCATTTAGTCCATCTAACTCACCCCAAATATCAGTATCTACCTGACGAGCAAGAGCTTCACCCATCATTCTTGAATACTTAGCTACTAGATCAGCCTCAGACTGAATCAAAGCTACATCTTCAAATAACTTTGCAACATACTTGTGCTTGTTAATTGATAGCTGAGTTGTAGTGGTTGCAGTTGCATCATAGGATACATCTGATCCTGCTGATTTATCTGAAGCACTAATTAAACTCATTTCTGGAATGTTGATTGCATCTCCATAGCCTTTTGATCCAACTAATGCTGAATAGTCATCTATAAGACCTCTAAATACACTTTTACGCTCAAAGTATTTATAGATACCATCTGCCCAAATTTCTGGGATAAAATGCTGATCTGTTGTAGTAGTTACTGGACTACCTTGATAATGTTTTGCCATTTAATTTACCTTTTAATGTATGAATCTAGTATTGCTTGCCAATTACTTCTTCGTTGCTCATCTGGCATAGCTACCCAATCAGAAGGCGTACCTGAAGGCACAGTCCCTTTTCTATCTGGTGGGTTTTGTTTTTCTACCTCAGAAAATTCTTCAACGATGTTTAGAAGTATATCAGTATCAACACTAGCAAATTTTTCTCTTTTAGATTCAGGAAGTCTAGCTAAAGCTGTTTCACGAAGTCTACTGTCCATATCTTCCCATTTTTCTTTATAACCTTTATAGGAATCTACTTCTTTTACTAGCTCAGAGTTTAACTCTTGCCATTTTTCTTCTTCTTGTAGCTTTGCTCTTCTTTGATCTTCCTCTTTTGTTGCAAAGGCTTTCATCTGATCTCGTAATTCATTACGTTCAGTTATTACTTCATTAAGCCTCGTTAGTGGTACATTGTGTGCGTCTTGTGTGACGGATTCCTGTTTTACATCTGGCTCGATGTTTTGTTCTTCGGACATTTTTACCTCTTAAGTGAGTTGGTTAATTGCAAGAATAAACCTTGCATTAAATAGATAGTATAATGTAAGTTATAAAAGTAATCTAATGCAAGAAAAAAATTACGAATTTAAAAGAAAATGGTTTGACTATCTAGGATACGAACCACACAATGGGCAATTAGCACTTCATTACCCTCAGAAACAGGATGCTAGATTTCAAGTAGTAGTCTGTGGAAGAAGATTTGGGAAAACTTGGGCAAGTGCTATGGAAGCAACCTTTGTTGCATCTCAGCCTAATAAACGTATTTGGCTTGTAGGAATGTCCTACAGAAAAGCTAGATTAATATTTAGAGAAGTGTGGCAACGAATGGTTATAGGTCATGGAGAAGATGTAGATAAAGCATCTGAAAAGGATATGTACATCCGTTTCAAATGGGGTACTACTGTTGAGGGAATGTCGGCAGATAATCCAGATTCTCTTGTGGGTGAAGGCTGTGACCTCTTGGTTATAGATGAGGTAGCCAAGATGAATAAAAAGATTTGGGATATGTATTTATCTCCAACAGTTGCAGGAAGAAAAGGGAGAGTTATTTTTATTACAACTCCAGAAGGAAGAAACTGGATATACGATTTGTTTAAACTAGGAGCAAATGATCCGTTATGGTCAAGCCATACATCTCCGTCTTGGGTAAACCAATATGAGTTTCCAGAGGGGTTAGATGATCCTGCCATTATAGAAAGAAAAAGAAATATGTCAAAAGAGCTATTTGGTCAAGAGTTTGGGGCAGAGTTCTCTGTATTTGAGGGAAAGGTTTGGGATTTTCATAGAGATGAAGATGTTGGAGATTTTCCGTATAATCCTAATCTGCCTACTTATTGCACTATTGACTTTGGCTATCGTATGCCTGCTGTAATGTTTTGTCAAACATACTGGGAAGATAATGTGGAGCATATTAGAGTATTTGACTCTATCTTACATAAACAGAATATAAAGACAGAAGATTTAATTAAGATGATAAAGACTAAAGGCTACCCTGTAGCCAGTTACTATGGTGATCCTGCTGGAGCGAATGTTCAAGGGCAGAGTGGAGCAGGGGATATGGAAATCTTTAGAAGAAGTGGGATCAAGGTAATATCAACTAGAGATCGAATGAGCAGGAATATTGTAGCTAGTGTTGCCTATACAAGAGGTTTTTTTGAAAGTGCTAATGGTGTAAGGAGAATCCATGTGGATAAAAGATGTGCAGATGTAATAGAAGATTTTGAAGAATATAGATACCCAGAAAGTGAAGATGGCAAACCAATTAAAGAAGAGCCTGTTAAGGATGGATACCACGATCATGGAAATGATGCCTTTAGGTATTTTATTATTAACAGATTCCCAATGAAAAACACAGAAATGAAAAGGATTCAAAGATGATCAATCAAATGATGAAAGATAAACTACTAGAAACAAAACTTATGATGTCTCATGGCAGGAGAAGTGAGATTAGAAAGTATTTGGACTACTATTCAAGTACATCTACTGAAAGTTATATAAATAACTACTTTAGTGGTGATGCTTTTTCAGAAATCCCACCAAGTCTTACTAACTTTACGAGAAAATTTGTAAACAAAATTAGTAGAATATACAGTTTAGGTGCTAAGAGAAACGCTGGAGATATGACTGAGCGTTATGAGCTTCTTACTCCCACTAAAGATGTTAGAATGAAACACTCAGAAAGAATGACTAGATTATTGGGAACTGTAGCCAATCGTATTCATTGGAGAGATGGATCATTTGATTATAGACCTATATACTACTTCGAGACTTACTTTGGAGAAAATCCCTTTGTTCCAGAGGCTATTGTGTATCCATTATTGAATAGTACGGCAGACTTAGCTAATGCCGACAATCTTCAATGGGAATATTGGGATGCAGAGACATACGGCATTTTAAACGAAGAAGGGAATATGATTGAGGAAATGGAAAACCCTTATGGAATATTACCTTTTGTATTTACGCATAGAGAAGATCAAATAGACTCTTTCTTCGTAGAAGGAGCATCCGATATTGTAAATTGCAATGAACAAGTCAATATTGCATTAACTGAAATGAACTTGGGTATGAGATTCAATATGTTCGGACAGCCTTGGGTTACAGGACTAAGAGCAGATCAGAGTATGCTTAGAGCAGGATCAAATACAATCCTAGATATGGGAGAAGATGGTGCTTATAACATTACTAGCCCTAATGGCAATATAGAAGAAGCTATCAATAATATTAAATTCCAGATAGAGCTTGTAGCATCTAATAACCACTTGTGGATACAATGGGCAGAAAGTGGTGGTGAAGTTCCTAGTGGTATATCACTTATGATTAAAGATATGGAGCGTAAAGAGGACTATTACGATGATATAGCTTTATGGAGATTATATGAACAAGACTTTTATAGGGTAGAGCGTGCTATAGCAGAATATAATGGTATTGCATTACCAGAGGAGTTTGGTGTAGACTTCCAAGAAGTAGAATACCCAAAGACAGTTCAAGATCAGATTCTTAAAGATGAGTTTGATATAAAAAATAATCTAATTACTAGGGCTAAAATTATGGTTAGAGATAATAAAGATTTAACTCTTGAACAAGCACAGGCAATTATAGATGAAAATAAAAACAAAAATGAGTCTGAATCAGTTGAGCCAGTAAATGGAAATTAAAGCAAAAGTTAATTTTGACTTTGGTAAGCTCGCTAGGGAATTGCCAAAAGCAATTAAGAAATATACTTCTGCTTACGCAAAAGGTGCTGAAGAAGGATCAAAGTCTAACATAGATAATGGTACTGGAGTGGATGGGAAGCCATTAACCCCCTTAAGAAGTAGTACCTTAGCACTAAGAAAGGCAAAAGGTAATAATAGCGTTGCACCCTTGTTTGAAACTGGTGCTTTATACAATAGTATTAAAAGCAAAGACAATGTTTTATCTATGAAAGGCTACGGAAAAGAGCAAAATGATGGATTTCAACCTCCTTTTGGTGTATTTGCTGTTGCAAGACCATTCATATCAACTACAGCTAAGGATAAACAGAAATTAGACAAACAATTTTCTGAAGATATAAGAAAAGCGTTAAGAAAATAAGGATAAATGATGGAAAAAACAGAAGAATACTACTTACAATTATTATTGCAATGTATGGAAATGCTAGAATCCTCTATTAAAGAGTTAGAAGAAAAAACATCTGATTCCTTTGAAATAAACCGAATGAACAATGAAATATTGGGATTTTTAGCAAAAACTATAGCTCCAGTTCAAGAAACCAGTAAAAAAACACAAGTAGAGATAAATATAGAAGTTTGGGAAGAGTTAATTAAATATTCTGGTGACTTAGGTATTTGGGGAGAAAGTTAGACTGCCATGAAAAAATATAAAATTAGGCAATGCTTATGTAAAAATTGCAGTTGGTTTTGGGAAGTAGTATCTACTAAGTTTGATTCTAGTAAAGAGCAATGCCCTGAATGTAAATCATTTTCTGTTAAAACAGCACTAAAACTACCCATGCCTAAATCTCGGCATAGTATATAAGATATATCTATTATATATATGTAATATATATGTATCGGAAATCTCAGTACCCTCGAATAACAAAATAGGCATTACATTCTACTTTACGGCACTTTTCTTAAAATACCCCACCCTATTTCTCAGCATAGGGGGTAATATTTAATGCTCTTTCTCTTGCTTCTACTTTGTCCTGCCAGATTTTTCTTTGAGCTTTTGTTTGTCTACCTCTTTCTGGTTTTCCCACCCCTACGGCTTCTGCTCTTTCTCTCCAATGTCTAGCTTCCCTTCTTTTGCGATTCTTCTCTTCTTTCTTTTTTAGCTCACGAATCTGTTGCACTTTTGAGGGGTTTTTTGGGGGTACTACGGGGCGTTCTGGTAATACTGTGAACTCAGGTTCGACTTCTTCAACTTCTGCATCAATTACGGCAATTTCTTGCATATCTGATGCCTGAGTATTTAAGAATTTTTCAAATGGACTCTGATTATTTGCTACTTCAACTCGCTTAATTAGTTTTCCAGAATGTTCCAATACTAATCTACCAGCTTGAACATTACCAGCCTCTGCTTCTCGTATCATACTTTGTAGCACAACAGGCAGTTTAGCCCCAAATGTAACCATATACTTCTGATAAAATATCTCTACGAACTCAGGGTCTTTCATCCAGTTACGAATTGTGTTCTTGGATACTCCCACTTCTTGAGATATTTCTTGTATTTTAGAGCTTGGATTAGTTACAAGTAGGTCGATTGCTCTTGATTTCTCTGGTTTCCAGTTTGTTGGCAGATTAACACTCATTTGATATAGTCCTTTTAAGTTATGGTATATTATACAACCATTTGGTACTTTTGTACAAGGGACTTTATTACCATTATCCCACCTAAATCCAAATAAGGCACAATAACTACTATACGATATACAATAATAAAGCGTTAGCTTTATCGGACTTTCTTTTCAAAACTTTTTTTCTCAGCCCAATGCAAGACTTTGTTTTCATTTAATTTATGAGGAATGTGGGTTGAATACCTTATTGGCGAAGCCATACGCCCTTAACCTTAAATTTAACACATATCACCTATACGAGTCAAGGATAAAATAAACTTTCTTTTTACTTGTATATATGGGAGAAAATCGCTATAAGAAAAAAATACCATAATGAAAATCACAAAAAAGAATTAAAACTTTTTACTTGACAAATGCAAAATTACTCTAATTAAATAATGCCATAAAAAAATAAATATCTTGCTTTTATTGTTACTCTATACTATAGAATCTTAACTTGGTTTTAGATCGCTCATTAAATAGATATATAAATAAATTAAATATCTATTGCTTTTTAATTAAATATTCTTTAATATCATATATGGCAAAAATAAACACAAAGGAAAATAAAACAATGAAAAATTTTTTAATCACTTCAGAAGATAATGAATTACTTGGTACAATGGATTTAATCGAAGGAATTGGGGAACAAAATACAGATAACAGGATTAACCAACTCAATTCATTTTTTAGTAACCTTTTAAATGATTCCCACCACGGGACTTTAAATAAATTTTGTTTTCTGTTTCCTGCCTTTGCTTTAGAAATAAAACAAATTGATATTTTTAATAAAAGAAATATTGAAATAATTAGTGAAGATGATTTAAGCGAAAATACTATTGTAAATATAAAAGGTGATAACGGCTCAATTCAATTCAATATCATTGCCGTTGATACACTTAGAAATTTATCAGTAATTAATCAATCAATTTAAATAAAAGGAAAATAAAATGCTAAACATAAAAGAAATAAAAGAAGTAAACAAAAATGGATTGAATAGAAGATATTTGAGTCCTCAAACATACACCTTGACTATTGGAAGAAATATAGAAAATAAAGCCATGAGCAATCATAAATGGAAAGGTTTTAAGTCTTGTATTGATATTTTCATTCAAGATCATAAAGGCAAAATTTTCGTAAATTCTGAGGGTTTCGGGGAATGGCAAGAAGTCAAAGAAGAAAATTGTACTTGGGTTTTCAGCACTAGGGAATTTTTAGACCTCGAAAGGCTTAAAAGACTCGCTAAACTATTTAAACAGGATGCAATAGCACTAACTGAGGGATGCACTCAATTCATAGG